GGGTGTTTCCACTCTTTTTCTGACATAATATGAAACGGCCAGACGTCTTCAATGAAATACATGCCTTCTTCTTTTAGAAGAGGATAGAAAACATTAAATGTCTGACCGTTCGCCCGGGGGGTATGTAGGCCGTCGTCTAAAATTACGTCAAACTTTACATCACTCCAGATAGTTTCAATAAGCTCTCGAGTTGATGTTTTAGTTGAGTCACAACGAGCCCATTTTACTCTTTCATGTTGTAAAACTGGGATATCTTTCGGGTCAATTCTTTGAAAAGTATCAACACCATAAAATGTTGCTTTTGGAAAAAAGTCTAGCCATGCTTGAAGGCTATGTCCTTTAAAGACACCAATCTCTAAAAAATTGATTGGCATGTTTCTCATGCCATCAAATTCTGGCTCATAAACTTTATGATAGTGATGTTTCTTAGCTTTGTCGCAGCCATACTTGTTAAATAGTTGTTCAAGCATTTTAAAATTTTACCTTTGTTAAACCTTCTTCACTTCCAATTTCACCGTCCCAAAATGTATTGAAGGACATACTTATTCTTAAGTGATTTTCTTCTTCTACTGGCGGGACATCATGATTTGTTTGCGAAGGAAATAATAATAATAGCCCACTTTGAACCTTATATCCTCTTACTACACTATTAAATATATTAGGTTGTTCTGTAGGAAGTTCCCATGGCGTCCATGTTTGTTTATTGAAATGAATAACATCATTTTCACTGGCATTGAAATAAAATGAACCACTTAGAATACTATTAGAATGTGTATGAGCGTGGTGAAATTCACCTTTCTGAGTAAAATTTAACCAGCTTTGAGTAATTCTTAGCTTAGTATTAGGATCCGTTGGAGATAAAACAGCGATAAGAAATTCATTTACAGTTTCTTGACACCAAGCTCTTAACTGAGAAAACTGTGGTACATCTAAAATATAATTGTTGGTGGAAGTCTTATTTCCAACATTAACTCGTGTTTCACCTGCACAAATCTTTACAAAATCTTTTTCATCTTCTGTAAAATCACGATCAAGAGTTCTTAATCCTATTGGCGTTGCAAATAGAGGTTGAATTTCAAAATTAGATATCATTATACGTTCCAATAATTTTTTGTAGGGCCTGTGTCAAAATCATAACCCCAAGTTTCAATGTCATTTTTATACCAATCAGCAATAATTTGTATAGTTTCATTAGTATATATGTCACGGTATGTGCCACTATTTAAAGCAGTAACATTACGAGCTCTACTCATATCAGTTAAATTAAAGTATTTACATAAGTCTTCGTTTATGTGCTCAAAGCGAATAATATCGCAGCGAATATTCCCAGCCACATCAGTAACGTGATCAAAAGCAGGGTACCATCCACGAACCGCTCTATGCCACATAAAGTCTTCTGATCCCCATTTATGACGTTCTTCAAGAAACGCTTCGAATGAACTAACATCTGCATAGCTTTTATCTACTTTCTTTTCTACTTCGATTACCTTCTTTGCAAAGAAATACCGGCTAACAACACGATCCCAAGGATTGCGAATAACAGCAAAGGCGTCGTGGTTATCACGTATTTTGGGATGAATATCGCGCCAGCGGGCGTGTTCAAACCCATGATGATCTCCTAAAGAATTCATTTTTGCTAGTACTGCTTGTGTGTACTCTTTTGATTTATGCGTATTAGGTCCGGCGGCAATTATCTTATTGCTAATCATCGGACTTTTACGAATAGTCATTCCAGCATTCTTTGGAATGTGAATAAAAAGCTTATTAATCATTGTACATCTTTCATTAGTTGTTCTACGTTTTCACCTCTATTAGGTAATTTATCTTTCAAGAAAAAGTGAACAAAATAAGCTTGTTTTATAGCTGAAGGTTTAATAGCAGTATAAAGACCATTCCACTTATAATCCAAATGCTGTTGTTTCATGTTTTCTTCTCTTACCCATGTGTTGAGTAGAGTTTGATCAGTTGACCACTTCCACGGACCCATACCATCAACAAATGGTTTGAATCTTGGTCTTCTTAAAAATTGTGCAGGGGTTTCTCCATTCAAATATTTATTGATTGATTTATTCATAAGCATTACACCCATGTTGTAGAACTCGCCACCACGGTTGTTCCACTTCCAATCAACATTTCGAATGTTGCTGTATTGCATCTTTGAGTAGTTTTTAATTTTACTTACATACCAAGATTCGATTGGCATGTCACGCTCTATGACCCCACCAAAATCCACAGCTGGATCGAGAGCAGCAAAAACATCAGGACTACCGGGTCTGATCCATACGTCACTATCAATGATAGCAACTTGGTCATACGTTTTAAGATAATTGAACGCATTTTCTTTCTCAAAAATAGGTAAGTAGCCACCATACTTTTCGTATGATTCTTTACTACGGTTTGTTACGAAGGGATCTGGTTTAATCATTAATATAGGTGACCGTTGACACTCATAATCTGCGCCAATGGATTCTGCATATGCTTTAACCGAGGCAGTACAATGATCGTACAACCTCGATTTTTTTCCTACATAAACTTGATATATCAATCTTTTCATAATAAAATTCCAACTATTTTATTTTTTAGGTGCGTCTCCGCTTTTTGCTTTACCATAAGCATTAGCGCCAAAGAAGGCAGCAACTAAACCAGCAATAGCAACAAAATATGTTGGAGCAATATCTCCAATTAACTGTGCTGCATCTTCTACACCAAAAATACTGGTTACTAAAATAAGAACAGGATAAAGAAGCATGCCCCATAGTGCAAACCACGCCATTTGTCTTATTTGATCTTCTTTTGCATCCTCATTTTCTTGCATTTTTCTTTTATGTTCAAACTCTGCAATTTCTTTTGCTCTTGCCATTTCTTCATCGGTAATAATTCCATCACCATCGGTATCTAAATGCGCATATATTGAATCTGCAGCAAGTACTTTTTGTTCAGTGTTTTTCTCAGCCATGAGTCTATCCTTTTTAGACATGACAAAAACATAAAATAAAAATCACCTCATACTTTTTCTAATATTTCTTCGGCTAGCATTACTGCTTGTTTATAATTTTTCCGAAGACGATTATTTGAATAGCCGTTTTCTTTAAACCATTCAAGGCTATTTATAGTTCCATGATATAAAGAGTCATCATGAAATTTAAATCTGCGAACAGTTTCTTCCCATTGGGATCGAAGTAAAAGTAATTCAGCCAGTGATGTATTCATAGATTTCTTTCCATGTAGCAAAGGTGGGGAATTCGTCGTTATCCATATTATGAGCATGTTCTACTACAATACTTTCTAGACCAAGACGATCACCTAATTGAGCATTTTCAATTTTATCTTCAATCCAATACAATCCGCTACCACGATAAGGTTCTAGGACTTCATCTTTATCAGCACCAGTATCTTCAAAAATAAACTTAGTAAATGCAGTTTCACCAAATAGTTTTTGAGTATTCTGGATCCGAAGTTTTTGAGCTGATTCATCTTTTGATAAAGATGTAATCATGTGGAACGTGTATCCGTGTTTACGATGTAATAGATCAACATAATACATAGCATCACGTAAAGGTGGAAGAAAGCCTATTGCTGCTGATTCATTAAAGAAACGAACTAATTCTTCTTTACGATCACGTGTAAGACCATATCGCTTACCTACATCATAATTGTCTGGATCTACAACTTCTTTATCACCAAAATGTTGTTCCATCCAAACTGTGAATGCGTATTCCCAATTTAAAAGTACGCCGTCACAGTCTGTGAGAATTACTTTGTTTAAGTTGTTTGTAATCATTCATTTCTCCTTCATTATATTCATATTCTACCACAAGTTCAGGAGAAAGTAAATAGTTTTTTTTCATTTTATCAGTATTTTTTATTCTAAAATCTTTATTCTGAGATTGAGTTTTATGCCGACCACGTTTTTTATTACGTGCATCAAATCGACTATACTTTGCCACTTTAAAATCCTCCTTGGCCAAACTCTCTTGTATTTTCTACTTCAGCAGCGAAATCATCATATCCACCTATATATCTATCATTCCATGTTATTTGTGGTACTGATGTTACATTTGGAAACTTTTCTTTAAATTCTCTTCGAAGCTCGTCTGTTGATAAAATAATGTATTCGTATTTTAGATCGTACTGAATGCATAAAGATCTAGCCATTTTACACCAATGGCAGGTTTCTGTGCCGTAAATTTTTATCATATCCATTCTACCACTTCTGTTATGTTAGGTTTGTCTTCTGTTGATTCTTGATATCTTTCTAAATCTGGATATCCTGCTGACATAATAAATTGAACTTCATCATTAATAAAATCAAATCCTTTTTCTTGCCACAAGTCTGTTCTATGTTCCCAATCTTGAAAACACAATGTGTAAGAAACATCTAGACCATGCTCTATTAGCATTTTACTTAAAATTGTAGCATGCATGCCAATTTCTATATTAGTATTTTTAATAGTAGATCTATTCTTATATAGATTAGGGTCTATAGGTGGTTGAATATGGCCAGAACTTATATCTGATTGAACCTTAGAATTTGCTGTTGCAAGTCTAACAGTGTAAATAAATTGGTATGGCGCGGTAAGTAAGTTATAATTAGCTCTAACCTTAGAGATCCCCGCCGCAGATATGTCATATAACCCTTGGTTTAATTCTGTATTGAAAGGACCTATTGCCCACACTTTATATGGCATTAAATTTTGTTTAGAAGCAACCGCAGTATAGGTCTTACGTAAGCATTCGTCTATTAAAGACTTATCAGGTGTTCTATTTTGGTCATACCACCTAATCTGTTTTCTGTTTTCTATAATTTCATAGAACATTTGACTACCTTATTTTGAGCATTTCTTTTGTCATAATGTAATCTCTTACGAGGTCTGAACGGATGATGTCTTCCCAACCAAACTCTACCATTCTAAAGAAACGCATCTGTTCTACAATGCCTAAGAATTTAATGATGCCGCTTTTGTCATCATCGTATTTAAAGTCCGTTTGATAATAATCACCAGAAAAAATAATACGGCAATCTTCACCGGTACGTGTAATGATTGAGTCTAGCTCGTGAAAGTTGCAGTTTTGCATTTCATCAACAATAACAATTGCATTATCAAATGTGGATCCACGAATAAATGATGTGGACTCAAAACGAATTTTCTTTTGTGTAATTAACTTTGACCAAGCCTGATCATATCCAAATAAATCGTAGCAAATAGAACGATAAGGTACAGTGTAGGCCTGCTTCTTTTCTTCTTCGTTACCTGGTAGAAAACCAATATCACGAGTTGGCACCATTGAACGAATAATGATAAGCTCTCGATAAATGTCAGGCTTTCTCATAATTTCTTTCATAGCAAGGTACATGGCTACAAAGGTTTTACCTGTACCAGCGCAGCCTGATAAAACAAGATTATGTCCTTGTTCCCAATAATCAAAAGCATCCTCTTGTGTATCAGTAATAGGCTCGTGGTTCTCCAGTTCGTCTGGAGTTACTTTCATAGAATTGCTGTTTTTCATAGCCATCTCAAATTTTAATCGTGTTACCGCGGCCTGAGCCATCTTTAATTCTTGATAGATTGTCTTTCCATCCATTGTCTGTTTTGCTTAACAGACTTCCTTGACCACTTACGATCTTTGGAGCGGACATCACTTGTTGCACATTTGGCATTTCATCTAAAATTGTTTGTAATTCATCCCATGAACAAAACACTTCCCAAGTATCATTTGTTTTTAAATCTTTTAGTGTATACGTTGGCATATCCGTTTCCATTTATTCCATTGTTCTTCTACATTATATCTATGCATAACATTCCAATATCTATCTTTACCAGCACCGGACCAAACTCTTACAACCTTCTTGCCTTTTGGTGATTGCTCAAGTCTAAGCCATATACCTGGATTCTCTGGATCTCCAAATTTAAGTTCTTCTAGAACTTCATATTGAATGTCACCAAACATTATAAACCTTTTCCAAATTCTTCATTGCTTTTAATTAGATATCTTTGTACTTTCATTGATCTTTTTTTCATATATTCATATACACTATTTTCTAATTCATGAGCCTCAATCTCCCACGGCCTTTCATAATACGGAACATCAGATGTGGTATAATGCTCTTTTTCATAGGCAACTCTAAAAGGACCAGCTAGATTACGCATTCTCCTTGTGGCAAATTGCTCTACGTGAATAAGCTCATGAGCAAGTGTCTCAAGCATTTTAGCAAAGGACTCGACGCCTGAATAGTTTAACCTAATGGTATAGAACTTTGGAGACTGCTCGCCATAATCTTCTACATCCATATCGCCCCATATTAGATTATTTTTATACAAATCCTTTTCTATATTGACTTCAAAATATAATGTACGTTTCATTCTTTTTGAAACAAGAACATCAAGTCCTGCACTAATAGCTTCAGCTATAACATCTTTTTGCAAATTAGATAATTTGTATCCAGTAAAGGTAATCATGCCGCAACCTTAAACCATTCTGGTATATCACGTTTAGTCCACACCATTTTGAAACGATCTTGCTTGGTTTGATAGAAAGCGCGATAGGCTTTAACTGGATCACCAAGAGCAATACATTCTGGATAATCTTTCATTGCTAATTTAAATGGTGTTTTAACACAATTTTTATGCCCAAAGCCTTTAATATTACGTGGAGGTAATACAAGCAAATCACGTAGTTTTGATGTGCCATGTTCTTTACCATACCTATAAGTGTATTCCATAAGTAAAGCAACGAAATGATCGTAGTGCCATTTATAATTAGCTGCGGATTCCATAGTCCATACTGTCGATGGATGGCCGTGATGGACAGCCTTGTATAGACGTTCTTCCTTATCAGGTCGAGGATGGACCCAATAGTTAATCATACGTTTGCCTGACTTTGATGGGCGTTTTTCAACATAGCCATCCAACATACGGTGAGCAGTAGATAGCATTTGAGCTGACTCGACAATCATTTTTACCACATGCTTGTCACACTGTAACTGCGCAGCTTTGATTGGATCATTGTCTAGGATAAAAATATTCATGTATATACTCCGACCATAATAAAGAATACTTAATTATTATATCAAGTATTTCAAGTTTGTACACCATTTTATGAGACTATTTCCGTTAATTGTTTCACTTTTTCATCTAAGAATTTCTTTTTAGCTTTGATTTTAGCCGCTAATTCTGTTTTACCTTCGGTTGCCAATTGATCTACAAAGTTATCTAGTTCTGCTGAATCTTTTTGTAATCTCTCTAACGTGGTCATCGAAAATTCTCCTATAAAAGTGAAAAACTGATCCTTCATGGAAGGACCAGCATCAAAATATTTTTTATTATTTTTATTGTTTTTCATTATTTTGAAATTAGTCCTGGAAAAGCCTCCTGTACTGTTGCTTTCGTAATTCCTGTTACCGGTAACTTTTTATTAATCATGCCTATGACTAGCTCCGCATCTTGGGGTTCTACTGTTTCTAAAATGCCAATAAAGATTTGCTCTCTCTTAGCTTTCATTAATTGATCGCCTCTACCACCTTTAACAAAATACTTAAACTTCAGGTTTTCACGTAATAGATTACCTGGTGCTGAATGTGGTTCGTTAGGGTTGTAAGGAGGCGTGCCTGGTGGGAGGTTCCACTCAATTGAATCATCAAAAGTTCCTCGAAGTATGTCTTTAAGAGCCCAGGACTCGTTGGCTCTTAAGACTTCTATCTTCTCACTTTTTGTTCGTTTTTTTCTGGCTTCTTCAATTACTTCATGAACACTTTTAACCATTAAATAAACTCCTGAACACTTTCTAATAATAATTTACATCGCTTTTGAATCAGATAGTTAAACACTTTCGATTTGTTCTTACTAGGATCCTGACTCTCGTATGTATTTATAATCTCAGATTTAATATTTTGAGGTGTTTCTGTTAAATCTATTAATTTTTTATTGCGTAAAAAATTACGGTAGATATCATCACCCATAGCAGACTGCAAGTCTTCGGCTTCTAGCCATGCTTCAATCTTTTTCTTTGTTACAGGTGATTGTCTCCGCCCTTCTACAAAGACATTGTCATCAGACAGCACATTAGGGACTCCGTCGCCACCATCTCCGCGGAAAATGTGTTCCATCATATAGAGACGCGGGTTGTCATGTTTAACATACTTTTTAGTCATTGGTGAAAATTGCTTGATGTTATCATACTTTTGCAATTGGATAAAATCTTTATCAGCTGATACAATCATAACAGGTTCATGCTTGCCGAATTCTTGAGTTTCCATTGCAATTTGTGCAATTACATCGTCGGCCTCACAGCCATATTGATGCATGACTTTGTATGGAAAATTATCACGTATTTCGTCACGCACCATATTAATAATACGAAACATTTCATCCCAATCAATGGAAGATTCATCACGTGATTTTTTACGGCTGGCTTTGTATTGGGGATATGCATCTTTCCGCCAATTTCCAGCGCCATCGGCAACGATTACTACTTCACCATATTCACGGTGAAACTTTTGACGATACATACGAATTGAATTAAGAATCATATGACGTATAAGATTTTCGTCAGCAGATAAACGTTGTACTACTACATTGCCGATAGCAATACCATTGAAGTCGATTAAAATCATAGTTTACTCCTACATTATGTAACCATTCTACCATATTTCACATCAATTGTAAACCATTTATTTCATTTTTTCTTCGGCTTCTTGCACATCTTTGGGATCTACTGTTCCATTTTCCATTAGCATATTACGATTAGCTAAATGCATTGCTAAAACATCTGCTTTATTCTGACCGTGATATTTTACGGCATGACCTTCTTCAATTAGAATATCTGTAATAAGCCTTCCATCTTCTGCAATGAAATCTCCAAGTATACGACCAAACTTACCTTTCATGTCTTCACCATCTTTAGCAGCAAATGTTTTAAGTGTAGTTGTTTTTCCAAGAATTTCTTTTAATCTTTCTTTAGAAGCTAGACCAAAAACCTTTTCAACTTTATCTGATGTTCTAGATTCTGGTGTATCAATACCCATAATTCTAACACGTTCATCAGTCAATACGATACCAAAACCTAGATCAATATCAACATCTACTGTATCACCATCAACTACTCGATTGACATGCGCTTTATACTCATACATTTTTTAATCCTTTTAAATGTTTACTATGAATTTTGCCTCCGATAAATTCATTATAATAATCATCACGGAATAGTACTTCACGGTCAATTTGCTCTTTCATCTCAAAGTAAGTCATTTCACCTTTTGATTTACAGAGCCGGAGTATTTCTCTTTTAAACCTATCACGGCCTTCGTTTTCTACGAGCATTTTTACTTCTTCATTAGATCCAAAATAATTTTGCCAGTCAGATTCTAACTTTTTAGTTCTTCTTCTTTTTTGCCCTTTTAAAGGAGGCAATCTACGTACAGACCAAAGATTCTTTTTTCCTACATATTTCTTATTATTTTTTAAATCTGTTATTAGATAAACAAATCCGGCCAAGTTATCTACATCATACTCAGCCGGATTAAATTCTTTATCATTATAAAACCACATAAAAATCTCGCTATTGATTACGAGAATATTTATACGTCGATGATATCTCCTAGATTTTCATCAACTTCGTCTTCCCCAACCATAATAGGTCTAACATGTTCCCCACACATTGGACAATGGCTTGGTTCTGGAGATGGTCGTTCTGCTGTTACATATGTTTCGGCATCACACCAATCACACTCAATTTGAAAATGAAAGTTCATAATTACTCCTTAAAAATCAATTTCACATGCACCACCGGCACACGCTGCTGCTCCCATTGTATCTACTTCAGTATAACGTTTTTCAGTTAAGTCTTCAACCCAATGAATAGGCTTAAAGTTCTGATTTATTTTGTTCCACTTATGTAGAAGATATGAATCTTTTAAACAGTACTCTGCTTGTTTAGTATCACTATTTAGATAGTTATTGGCAAAGTTATTAAATCTTCTTACCCAATCACGTTTCATTGCGTTTTCTGCACTATCCAAAGTTAAATCATCTCCAAAACCGTGTGCTGTTGAACATGCGGTCCATAAATTATCAAATGCATTTAATGCATCAACTACTAAACCAGAAGCAAAGATTGCTGCTGTACCGTATTTATTCACCATTTCTTCTGCAGTAATTACTCCAGTGTTTGGTGCTTGATTAAAGTCTTTATCTCCCATCGCTGATAAGAATGAGATACCTGCAAATGAATGACGATTTTCAAAGACGTAACGTTCTACTTCATCCCAATCTTCAACGATGATTGTGTTTGAAACATTATGGCGGACACCTTTATCTGCACATAAGTCTTCATTAGTACCAGCATTCACCCAATGCTTTTGAGCCAATTTTACTTTTTCCAAGTGGTCTACACCAATCAGATCATCTTTAAAAATAGAACCTTCTTTTGGCACAATTGGGAATGAGATAACCACATCTGTTCCGCCTGCTGACCAAACTGATTCTTCTACCATATGTGGGTTGATACGTTGAATAGCTTGTGTTACTTCCGATTCTTTATTCATTTGAATATTACGAATATACATAGAAGAATGCTCAGCATGAATACCAGAACCAGTTTGTAATAGAACTGAAGCATTTCCTGAAGGTTTGACACACGTTGTTCGAGCCGCTGGATTGATTCCGATAGCTTTTGCAACTTCTCGGTTTGTTTGTTTGACAATTTCTGCCCCTTCTTCAAGAATTTCAGGATCAAATAAAACATCAGGATTGTTCATCCAACCTGTGATTGATGCACCAATTAAAGCTTCACGATCGAAAATATCTTTAGCTGTTTCTCCGAGGAATTTAAAATCTGTATATCCAGCTTGTAGTGTACCAAGAATAGAAGCAGCTCGACATGCTTTAAAAAACTCTTCTTTTGAAGTACACATACCACCATTAATTTCAGTTAGGTTGCAACCTTGCCAACCAGACTTACCGTTAATTTGTGGGAACATACCAATTTCAACACAGGGGTTTGTTGTATGTTCACGTGATTCTACGAAAACAAAACCTGGCTCACCAAATTCTTTTACAGATTTCATAATAGTGCCAAACTCTTCAGGTGTTGTCTCATCACGGACAATGACCGCTGAGTTATTTGAACGTCCGCGCTGTGGATTATCTACAAACCAATTGCCGGTTTTAGCTTTCATCATTTCTTCATCATCAGGTGAGAACAAACAAATTGTTGCTGAACGACGGACACCGCCTGATAATACAGCATCTGCTGTATGCATTACAATATCATACACTTGGATTGGACGTAGTCTTACAGGTTCTTTTTGGTCAATTACTAAAGCTTGAAGTAAATGTTCAATCTTATCTAATGCAAGACGTAAACCATCAGGTCCTGGTGCTTTAAATCCACCAGAAATCTTAGCTCCTTTTGGACGAATATTTGATAAGTCAAAGTAGATCCGACGACCAGCATAATCTGGATGTTTACCACCATCCATAAAATATGATGACATCAATACATCTACAGCAGTGGCCCACCCTTCAATTGAATCTTCTACAACGTGTGTTTTTGGTTGTTTTGTACGCGGCTGGATTTTTGGAAGTTTTGCGATGTGGTGATTTTGTACTGAAAATCCAGCACCAGCACCACACAATAAAATATAAAAGATTTCTCCAAAGAATGCTGCTCTATCTGCGTATGAAGATGTGCAATTATACATTCTCATTTGATGTTTGAGGATTTGTTCTCCTCCGAATTGCAAAGCTCGTTGAGCACCTAAAACTCTTTGTTCTTTATAAGCTGTTCTTGCTTCTTCTATGAATGGCTGAATTTGATTTAGCTTATCATTATAAAAACCTTCGTGCATACTCATTACACGATCAACTGCTTCATCCCAAGTTTCATATCTATTTTTTTCGTCGTTCCATCTTGAATAGCTGTCAAAAAACTTTGTTTCAGACAAAAGTTTCCTAGTGTCAACAGATGCTGTTGCCATTCTCATATCCTCTTCTTAAATGATTTTTTCTTTACATGTAGTATTATATATTAAAACGCGTGATTGTAAATATACCATATATGGTATTATTACAAAATAATTACAACAATTTATTGATTTTTTTCAACTTTTTTTTCAGGCTGATCAGGAGTGAGGGCTTCCTCGTAATATCCGATAATGGCCTGTTGGTCTTTAACGTATCTACGCAATTCTGCAATTCCAAGAGCAAGATTCTCGTATCCTTTTGGTGTAATAGCAAACAACACTACATTACCAGTTTTTGTATCAATTTCAGCTAGTTTTGCTTCTAAGTTTTCTTCTGTAATAACAAACCAATCAACAGGAGGAAATTCAACTGCCTTAGGTCGTTCCTGAATAGGAATGTTTTGTTCTTGATATTCAGTTGTTACTACTACTTCCGGTTCCGGCGTTCTCCCCAGACACCCCATCAGTAGAAGCGGGCTCATCAGAAGGAGGGGTAGTTTCATTTTCGATACGTCCAATGAGTTTCTCCACTGCTGCGTTAACTCTGTCTTCAAGTCCTTGTGCATTTGTTAATGCCTCCATAGTCAAATCAATTTTTGCGAATACACCTCTTAACTTATCAAGATGCTCTTGTGATTGTTGTAACCTTTTAGTAAGGTTACGATTTAGTTCTTCATTCTTTTTTGCATCAGCTGCCATTTTTTCTACAGTGTTTTGTAGTGTTTCAGCTGCGGTTTTAAGTTTTACGTTATTTTCACGTAAAGTACCAATTGTTTCTTGCGACCACATATAATAAGAATATCCAGCGTATCCTACTCCGCTAAACAAACTAATTATAAGAAGCATTAAATATAATTTAGCCATTTTCTTCCATATGCTTTCTGAAACGTTTTAGAAGCACCATTTCTTTTTTACGGCGCCTATCCGTAACATTTTTTGGTTTAAATCTTGGGCCCATTGCCGTGTCAGCTGGATTAGGTATAGAAGCAGTATTTGCTCCAGCTGGAACTTCTTCTTTCATAGAACCTGTTTTTACTACACCAGATTTTTTAATTTTGTTAATTAATTTAAGATTGCGCATGTTTGTAGCTGCTTCATCTAATTTATCCATAACAAGCTCTTTAGCATATGCTTTGCCACGAACAGTGTTATCCCATTCCCATCCGCGTCTATCCCATACCATAATTTTCCACTCGCCTTTATGTCGTTCATTATGGTCTAAGGCTTTTTCAATTTTATATTTCTTTCCACCAACAGTAGCTTCAATCTCACCGTTAGGACCAGCTTTTTTCCAACGAACTTGAGGACGTGCTGCTTCAATGTTTAAAGTCTTAGGATAGTTCTTATCACCAGGCTTCAACTTGCGTTTTCCAGCAGCTCTACGTTTTCTAATGTTGTCCCATAAACTCATTTGGTAAGTTCTCCTGAAGTCACATATATTTTTTTATTAGATCTAATATGAATTGCTTCATATATATTTAGGCCAAAAATCTCCCCAACTGGATATGCATTATTTAAAAATTTAACTTGGTCTTTTGGTTGTACTATTTCATCAAAAGTGGCATTTAGTACCTTTGACTCCTTCACTCGATACACACCGGGTGACATTCTTTGATCTTCAAGGATAAACCATTCATTTGTTTCTGCTAAAAAATCAAGAATTTCGACATTAGATTCTTTTAAGATCTTTTGTATATCTTTATCAGATAAATTAAAGTGCTCTTTAATAAGATATAATGCAGATGCTAATGAAGTAAGTTTGTTCTGTCCAACTAAACGTTTGACATTTGCAGCCAGCCGGATGAATGGAGTATAAGCTGACTTCTTTTCTTCTGTATCTAGTTTAACAGAACGATTTCTTTTCCCATTGTCGTCAATAATGCCTAGTTTATATGCGTCCCAACTTTCCCATTTCATGACAAGCATGCGAAGGAACCTAAAGGTAAACGCTAAATCAGCAGCTCTTTTTACTATTCCCATCAAATTTTCCTTAACGCATCTACAACTTTTTTATCCATCATAACATCTACATACTGATCATTAGTAATATGTCTTAAAAAGATTAAAAAAGGTTTTAAGACTGGCCAATGTTTTTCATCTAACTTATGATCTAGCATCTTTAAAGAAGGACCTATATCAAACGCATTAAAAATTACAATTAAATGGTTTAATATAAGTCTTTCAGAAAGTTTTCCTGTTTCAATATAACGATTCAATAATCTTTTAATATATTTAAATCTATTTAAATCTTCATAAAACTCTTCTTCATCGATACACTTTGGATTATAGTAGTGCTTCGCTGCAAAGATCATGAAGTTACTAGAATTCACTTCATTAATAATCATTATTTAACTACGTTTTTATCACCTTTATCATTATCGCCTGGACGCTTTTTAGAAACTTTTAAATTTTTACGGAAAGTTTGAAAGTTTTTTGCATCTACTTTTGGCTTATCAACTGGCTCTGGAGTTGGCGTTTTGTTTGCTAATTGAGCTTTTGCTGATGGTGACAAACCTACACCTTGTGGATCTTGTTTACCTTGGTGTGTAGCTTTCTTAATATTTTCATAGGCTTCTGCAGTTGGCTTAACTTTAGAACGACCTGTCATTTTATTTACATACATATCTGATCCTTTAGATCTTTTTCTTAAGGTTTTCATTGACTTTAGACCAGCATCTGCTTTTTTAGGGGATGCAGGTTGGTCAAGTGCAGTTTTTACAGTATTACGATTTTTTTCAATATCTTTACCTGCAGCTTTACCATACTTCATTAATTTGCCTACAGAAATCTCGTCCAAGTTTTCTTCTTTCATTCCTGATTTTTTTAAAGCAGTCTTATAAGAATCTCCAGCTGCTCTATTACTCGCATTCTTTGCAACGGTGACCGCATCTTTAGTACCTGAATGATCAGGACCAAACTTCTTATGCATATCAATTACGTGCTGATGAGCTTTAGCTGCATTATCATGTTTATCAGCGCCTTTTGGCCACTTATTACCTACAGGTTTTGCTTTGGCCGCGTGATCTGCTGCAGCTTTCTTATGCATTGCAATATCTACAGCTTCTTCTACTGATTCGCGTCTATCGATATAAGCTTTTGTCTTACGAGCTTTTGCCATTTGCTTTTTAGCATAATCCATTGAGCCTTGTGCTGCTGCACCTTGAGCTTGAGATTTACGCTTATAATAAGCAGACTTAGCTTTATCCATAGAGATTTCATCAATGGTTTCTTCAGAAGTATGGGATTTTCTTCTTAATGAAGGAGTAGACATTTTTGATTTAATTAACTTCCCATCTCTATCACGATCAGCTTTTTCTTTATCCATACGCGCTTTTTGTAATGGTGAGGACATACGTTTTGCTTGGCCTTGAGGCTCGTTGTATGCTTCTTCTACATCATCAGCGATTGCTTTAGCTGTATCTTTTTGCATAGTAACTTTATGCTTTTTACCAGCAAAGTTAAAATGAGATTTACCTGCTTTGTGAGCAGCTGCTGCAGCACCCATAAATGCTGTACGTTCTGTTGCTGCGATTTCTTCAGGGATTTTAAAAGGTGCTTTTGGTAGAGTTACCGCAGCTTTACCTTTTTCTGAACTTTGTGCGCTTTTTGCTAATTTCTTTTGCAGCGCCGCATTTTTGTTTTCGTTGACTTCAGAATACTTACCAGCCAACCTTTTGATCCATTCGCTCATTTACTTACTCCTTACATCCAAAGTTGAGCTGCGATTGATCCTGAAATAGCAACAATAGCTATCCAGAATAGTTTATTTATAGTTTGCACTGTTCTTACATTATCATCAACTTTTTTTTCTATTTCATCAAGTTTAGCCGAAAAACGATTAAGTCTTTCAAAGGCTCGATCATGATCTTCTTTTAAACCAATTAATTTTTCTTCAGCTCTTGCCATAGAAACTAAAGCTTCAGATAGTTTATCTACCTTTTGCTCTATTCGAACAAGTCTATCGTCTGTATCTGCCATAGTATTTACCACGCTTTACACGACCAATAACGAGCTTTGGTCTTTGGTCCTGGATTGTCGCAATTATGACGAGCTCTAAATGACTTACGGCGAGCTGGAATATGCTTTTTAATAGTCATATTTGGATCGCCAAAATTAACTTTCTTAACATTACCCGTTGAAGGATCTTTTACAAAGACTTTAGACTTTGCTACGTCACCTTTCATAGGCTTATTCAGAGTAACTTTTCTACCCTGATATTCAGCTTCAAAGACTTTAAATGATTTCATTTCTTTTTGCCTTTTTTATTATCAGGATGTCCTTTACCGCCATCTTTACGAGTGGCCCAAACAGCTCTTTGCTGAGCCATTGAGACATATCCTTCTTGTTTATCTTTCTGAGCTAATTTAGTATGAACCATTCTAACGTGCACTTTACCATCAGGTCCAGTTACATTTTGAGGTTTAACATCAGCTGATCTTGATGTATCTTCTTTTTTAGCTTTTCTCTTAGCAGAGAGATATGCAGCAATAGCCATGTCTTTGCGGGATTTTTCGTTTTTACCTTTAAACTGTGGCGCGTCTGATTTTTTAAAGTCGTCAATCCATGCACCCATACCATCAGACACTGAAAGCTTTTCACTAATAGATTCTTTCATTGCTGCTTTACGCAATTCAACTGCTTTTGCAATATTGGCGTTTTTCATCATCCGCTTTGACTCAGCATCATTTGGATTGTCGATAACCATACGTACTGTAGGTTCATCAACATTGCGTTGTTTAACAAACTTTTTATATGCGTCAAACTTTTTAGAATCTACAGCGCTGCCAAATCTAGATTTCATAGGTTTAGATGTATGTCTAGGCCCCATTTCATTTACTGATTCCATACGGTTCATCTTTGAAAGAGCTTTTGAGTGATGTGCTTTTTTATTCATTGCTTTAACCATATCAGAATTTGTTTTAGCAGCTTTCATATCTGCTTTAGCATCTTTTAAACCTTGAGAATGATGTTGATATTCTGATTTATAATTTTCATCCATTTCTTCTTCATCATCTTCATATTCACCAGCCATAGTTGAATGCATATCTTTTGCTTTTTGATGAAACTCAGACAACTTATTTTGCATCCACTCAGGAAAATCATTATCGCCTTCAACATGTTCCATAATCTCTTCTGCGACATAACCAATGAACTTAGCTTGGCGCATCGCCATCGACTTCTCATCTGGAGAAGGAGGCTCTTTATCGTAATTTTCATTAGCACGTTTGCTAATGTCAGCTAATGATTTTTGAGTTGAAGTCATTTTTTTAGGCTTTTTATTTCTAGCCATATGAGCTGCAAACTTTTTATCGTCTATTTTTGGTGCTGGCATTATTTTACCCTCGCTGCTAGATCTTTATCGGCTTTACCCCAAGTACCGGAAGATTTAGTTACAAATGAATTTACTCTTGCCAATCCCCACTGTTGTGGTGTGGTTCCTGGTCTATGACCGGTCCGCCAAGCAGCTACCCCTCTATTGTATACTTTACGTAATACACCAAGAGGCATTCCAGACTTTTCAGCCTTTTTCTTTAATGCAGATGAAGCATCTTCTGAGATATAGCGTTTGAAACCAATCATTTTGTTTCCTTATTTTTTATTTTAGTATCTCTAGTTCTAGCTCTATCCATCATCCTATCGTGTTTCATTTTATCCATTTTCTTTTCACGATCAATTTTAGCTTTTGCTAGATTTACATTATCATTTTCACCAAACATTTGCTTAAATTTTAAAGTATGTTTAGAAGGTTTAGTTTTGGTTGTTTTATCACCAGCAGCTGGCTTGTATGCTGCAGGATTATTATCATCCATTTTAGATTGTTTCTTAAATTGACGGTCTCTTGATATCTTTTGCGCTTTTGATAAACCAGCATGGTATGCTTTTGGTTGAGTACCTTTACGATCTTTAATATCTGGATCTTGAGGTGAAGAGGTAGCTTCTTCTTTTGGCTTTTTCTTAAATGTTTCTAAGCCTTTTTTATCGTTTGATGCTACCCGATCAGCTTTATTAGATTGGACTTGTGCAATGCGTTTAAAAGCTCCTTCATCTAAATCATCTAAAGAAACAGTCATTTCACCTTGTTTTTCAACAGAAAAATCAGCGGTGTCGAAAATTGATTCTTTCATTTCACCTGGAGTAATTTTCTTAGCCTTTTTAGTTGATTCAGGTGTACCCCAATCAGGCTTATCTTTGTACATACTTTTTTCAATTAGTTCAACATCATCAATCCATTTACGTACTGTTTTTGTATCACACTCAACAATAACATAATTAGCGCCAATAACACTAATAGTTCCAACCTCATCAGACTCTTTAATGATAACATTATCACCAACTGAGAATAAGTCTCCAGATACAAATTGTTCTCTGGTTTCTGAAACTGTTTCTAATTGAATATGATTTTTAAATTCTTTTTGTTCTTTTAAACCCATTCCTTTGCGTACATCGTTAAATAAACGCTTTGCATCTGGATTTGACATTGCTTTTGGCAAATTTTGTGCAAAAGAAGTAAAGTTATTGTCTTTAGCAAAACCACGTTGTTTAGTTCCTGATGCACCTTCTGCACCCTTAGCATCTGGATCACGCTGACCTGCTGATACTAATTTAATCCCGCCTTCAAAGTTATAAAAGCCGTGACTACCTTGTTTACCGTTATATTTGTTTAAACGAAAATCATATTCAGCAAGTCTATCTGATCCTGCTACCATTACAACTCTAATAAAACCTTCATTATATAATGAAGTAAGAGCATGGAATGGTGTTACCACCTTTTTATTAATCATAACAGATCTAGCATGCTTAGGAAACATTTTTCTTACATGCTTAACTTTATCTGTATATGGCAATGGATTTTCTTTAGGATCATTAGACTGTGATAGAAATATTCTATATGGATTTTTACCCGCTACAGAAGCCAGTTTATCTAACAATTTTCCATGACCAATAGTTGGAGGATTCATTCTACCAAAGGTAAAATAAACCGTTTTTTCTTCTTCAATTAAAAATTGCTTAAAAGATGTATGCATTAGTTTCTTCTTTTTGACAACTCAGCTTTACGAACTTGAGGCAACATTTTACGAGCCATTCTATCAATTCTAGATTTCATTTTATCTAGTCTTTTTTCAAGTTCAGCTCTTCTTTGATAAGTCAACTCTGACTTAGGAACATCCTTAGTCAGCTTTTTCAAAATAGCCTCTCTCGCTTTTTTACGAGCTCTTCTTTCTAATTTTTCTTTTGAAGCAATTCTACGAGCAGCTCTTTGTCTTCCTAATTTAAGTCTGGACTTGTACTTTTTCATCTGTCTTGATTTTGCAAGACGCTGTGGTACTGTTAAAGCTTCTGACGGTTCTTCGCCAATCGTAGTTCTTTTACGCTTTTGCGCTTTATATTTAATTTCTTCTGGTTCGCCGGGTCTATAGTCGACGACCATCATATCTTTAAAACCTAACATTTACTTCCTCGTTGGCTTATCCCATCCTTTTAATATATCAGGCGAAAAGTTGTTGTATGAAAATTCTAATCTATCAACAATCTTTACCGCGTCACCACCAAGTCTATCAATTGCTACATAACCTTCGTGACCTGTCGTTTTAAATCCTTTTTTGGTTTTAACAAAAGTATTAACTTTGTTTAGTTTATCAAGTATATTTATAAGTTTTAATTTTGCTAAAACTATTACTTTTTGTAAATCGAACATCATTTGTAAACTTTTTTTATTGTTTTCTGAAAAAAAGTTTAAGATTACATTTAATTTATCTCTTTGGGTAGACTTTCCTTTTTCTGTTTTACGCTTGGCAATCTCTTTTGCGTAACGTAGTCTAATCCAACGAATGAGCATGGATACATGTCGTCCTGTATCTCCAATAACTTGTCCTTTTCTGACGTACTTGTTACCGAATTGCTCAATGAGGCTCTGTAACTCTTCCTGTTGTTCCAACTGTCTGAGAGTAGAACCTGAGATTTTGTTAAAGATTTGACCAGCTTGTGAAAGATATTCATTGACTTCCTCCGTATCACTTTTGCTCATAGTTAATTTAGTCATATCTCTTAGCATAGCATCTTGTGACCAAACATTTTTAGATTTTTTGAATTTACTTACATCAACTCCGTACGAAGCTCGCATAGTTTCGAACGAGTTACCTTTATAGGTTGTATGCCAGACAATACCAATTTTTGCTGACTTAACTTCTCTAGCTGCATCTGTATCTGCAGGAATCGCATATACAATAGTATTTGGGTGAAAGGTAACATATTTCTGACCTTTAATGTTTTTAGTAGTTATGTCTCCAGGCCCATATAAGAAGTCACCTTGCACGACACCTTTGATACCCAAGGCAGGTAACTCTCGCAAAGCGACTTTGAGCTTGTCAGCAAGATCACCACTTGTATCAGCATCAACGTCAGCAGGAGTCTTGTAGACCTTGGGATTCTTGTTAAAAATGCCTTTTTTGGCAACAAAGAAACGTCCGTCATTAGGATCAATGCCTGCAAAAATAGCAGGAGCGCCATCCCATTTAACACTAACATTACCATCTTTTACACCACCCAACATGTCTCTCAATGATCGTAAAGCCATGATAGCTTGACGTGTACCATTTACTCCACCATAGATAACCTTATCTTCAATGTGAGTCATATGCGTATTTTTATTCTCAGTGATATGTGTTTTAAAATTTTCCATAGGAGTATACTACCACATTTCTTTTTAATTGTAAACCATTAAATCTCTTCAGCGTTTTTGGATCTAGCGCTTGCCTTTGGAAAAACTCCCACTCTGGCATTATTAACAGTTACTCCTGCAACTTTAGAACCTCGATCACTTGTAAATCTTGCATACAATATTGCATCATATTCATTCCCTTTTGGAATATTCCCATTTGTATCTTGGTGTCTAGATTGTATAGAATAAACTTTACCGGTTTTAACAACTTTCATAGGACCTTGATGAAATTCATCTACATTATTTCTTCCACGTTTGCCGCCATAATCTACACCCCATACTGATTGATTAATAAGTTTTTTATCTTTACACCATCTCCATGCAGATGTACCTCTTTGCATACCATCTGGATATTTTTTAGCTAAAGCTAACATAAATTCTTTAACTTCAGAATTATTTGCAAAAACTTTATGAGTAAGTCCACCATATTGTTGGAAGTCTTTTGCAGTTGAACCATCTTTATGTGATAGCCAAGCTACTTCATTACCTGCAGCATCTACCAAATGAAAATCTGATTTTGGAGTTCCTGGTGTAGATTGGACTCCAGCAACCATTACTATTTTTTTACCAACTTTCATAGGAAGAACTGATAGACCATCTCTAACCATTGCGTTTTCTATTTCTTTACGCAATCCTGAAAGTTCTCTATCTTCTGCGGCGGTGCCTGAGCCTACACCTTTACCACCAAATTCTGGAGTTTTATAAAAATCATGAGGGTATTTTAAATTAATAGATTTACCTTTGTCAGTTTTACCTTTCATATTTTTGCTAAATCCTTTTGAAGGCATTTCAGCTTTCAAAGTTTCCGTATCAGGTTCAGTAATAATAACTGCACCTTTTTTAGTAGCAAAATATTCTTTATCGTCTATTTTTTTGATAAATGCTAAAAGACGATCTCCACCTCTTTTGGTGAGATCGTTATGTTTTAAGTCAGCATAGACTTTTTCCGATAAAAATGTTTTAAATCTCATCATGGCCCAACTCTTAAGTTAATTTTATAGTATTTATATAAGTTGGTCGGGGTGGCAGGATTCGAACCTGCGATCTCTCGGTCCCAAACCGAGCGCTTTACCAGACTAAGCCACACCCCGAAAAAAATAGGCGCCGGAGCGCCGAGTTGGGGGAAGTAAGAGTTAACGCATTAGATGCGACGGTAAATATACGCATCCATGTAATCAGCAAATGTGAGTGGTAGTGAATGAAGATAATTGCGATTTCCACGACGCCGTGGTCCACGACCTTGACATTTTACATAATAACGATAATCATATCCAAGCTTTTTCAAATCTTTATTTAAGTTGGTAACCATCTTACGAATTTGAGAAAGTTCTTGTTGATCTTGCTCACTGAAATCAAATGTTCCAATATAAGCATCAGTACGTGGTTTGCTAGTATCAATCTTCATTTCTTTTTCTCCATTTGATA